AACAAACGCAGGTGGCGATTCTAACGACGCTAAAGCTGGCGGCTCGGGCGTAGTCATCATCAAAGTGCCATCGACTGCCTATGCTGCATTCTCAAGCGGCGTAACTTACACATTCAGCAGCGCAGTTAGCGGCTACAACATCTATACGGTCACAGCGACTTCGACAGGTTCGGAGACTGTGACTTTTGCGGCTACGCCTTCGGTTGATTACTTGGTTGTAGCGGGCGGAGGCGGTGGCGGTGGATTTGGTGGTGGAGGTGCTGGTGGTTATAGAACCGCCAATGGGGTTGCACTAACACTTGGAACAAGCTACACAGTCACGGTTGGCGCTGGTGGAACTGGCGCAGTTGGCGGGGGCGCGGGAACTTCCGGATCAAATTCTGTTTTTAGTTCTATCACTTCTACCGGTGGTGGTTACGGAGCAGATGGCAATGCCGGTAGCGGCGGCTCGGGCGGCGGCACAGTCACAAGCACAGTCGGAAGCGGAACATCTGGGCAGGGCAACAATGGAGGTACGGGTCACACCAACGGAGCAGGTGATGTTGTTGGCGGCGGCGGCGGTGGAGCTGGTGCAGTTGGTGGAAGTTCCCCATCAGGCAATGCGGGCAACGGTGGTGCAGGTACTGCAAGCAGCCTAAGTGGCTCGTCAGTCACCTATGCAGGCGGCGGCGCAGGGGGTGGAGATGGTCGCGGAGCTGCTCAAGGCGGCACGGGTGGATCAGGCGGCGGCGGCAACGGCGGCGGCGCAAATGGGGATGCAGGAACTGCGGGAACTGCCAATAGAGGTGGAGGCGGTGGTGCTGGCGGGTTTCAAACAAGTTCGTATTACGCTGGCAAAGCAGGAGGTAGCGGCGTAGTCATCCTCAGACTGCCCAATACCATTGGCGCGATATTCTCTAGTGGCGTTACATACACATCGTCCACATCGGGGGGCTTTAGCATCTTCACCGTTACTGCTACCAGCACGACCAGCGAAACGGTGACATTTGTTGCTGCAATATCTGGCGAGTATCTTGTTGTAGCGGGTGGAGGCGCGGGTGGTTATGGCTACGCCGGTGGTGGCGGTGGCGGTGGATATCAGACCGCAACAGGGCTTGTACTAGCGCCAAATATCAACTACACGGTGACGGTTGGCGCGGGGGGTGCTGCTTCGGCAAATAGAAGTACGGTTGGCGGGTCAGGCTCAAACTCGGTTCTTTCTATCATCACCTCAACTGGTGGTGGCGGTGGCGGCTCGGTAGCTGCGTCGGCGGGTGCTGGGGCAAACGGAGGATCGGGCGGTGGTTCGGCAGGCACTACCACGGGTGGCGCTACTCGGACTCCCGGCACAGGAATATCTGGTCAGGGCAACAGTGGTGGCACGGGCGCAACTTCTGATTCCGGCAGCGATGGTGGTGGCGGTGGCGGCGGTCAATCTGCTGTTGGCGCAAACGGTACAAACGGGACTGGCGGCAACGGTGGTGCTGGCGGCACTTCATCTCTTTCCGGATCATCGCAGGTCTACGGATCGGGCGGCGGAGGCGGGGCTGGTGGCGGCACGGCTGGAACTGGAGGAACGAATGCGGGCAATGGATCAACTACTGGCGTAGGTAGCGCAGGAACGGCCAATTTTGGTGGCGGCGGCGGTGGTGGACGAGGTGGCGCAGAATCGGCTGGCGGCAATGGCGGCTCAGGCATAGTGATAGTCAAGGTTCCTGACACTCATGTAGGAACATTCTCATCCGGTGTAACGCAGACCGTATCAACTTCGGGTGGCTACAACATCTACTCGGTTACGGCAACAAGCACGGGCAGCGAAACGGTTTCCTTTATGGCTGGCTTCCTTGCTGATTATCTTGTTGTTGCTGGCGGCGGTGGCGGTGGTGACTTTGGTGGTGGCGGTGGTGGTGGCGGTGGCATGAGAACCGCTACTGGGTTTGGTTTGCGTACTGGAACAAATTACACAGTTACCGTGGGCGCTGGTGGAGTAGGAGCATCTAGCCCAACTAGATCAACCGCTGGTAGCAATAGCGTTTTTGGCACGATCACATCGGCTGGCGGCGGTCTTGGCGGCGATAATGATGGAACCGGCGCAGGTGGTTCTGGTGGTTCTGGCGGCGGTGCATCTCGCAATTCTGGCACTGGTGGTACAGGCAATACCCCAAGCACATCACCCTCGCAAGGTGCTAACGGTGGTGGTGGAACAAACTCAAGCCCATACCCCGGTGGTGGAGGTGGAGGTGGCGGCGCATCAGGAACTACCGGATCAACCGGGTCAGGATCGACTGCCGGAGCAGGGGGCGCGGGAACACCCTCAAGCATCACAGGTTCGTCCGTTACCTATGCTGGTGGCGGCGGCGCAGGTATTGCAAATAACGGAACTAGCGCATCAGGCGGAGCAGGAGGTGGGGGCAATGGCGGCAATAGCGGCCACATAGGTTATGCGGGAACGGCAAACACTGGTGGCGGCGGCGGTGGCGGCTGGTCATCCAACACATCCTTCACAACCTATACGGTTGGCGGCGCAGGTGGTTCAGGCGTTGTTGTCATCAAAATTCCTGACACCTACACTGCGACTTTCTCCGGTGGCGTAACGCAAACCTCTACTACTGGCGGTGGGTATAAAATCTACACTGTCACTGCAACATCAACCGGATCAGAAACCGTATCTTTCGCATAAGGAGTAATCATGGCGCACTTTGCCAAGCTTGATGGAAACAACGTCGTAACTTTCGTTACTGTAGGTCGTGACGAGGACAACGGCAAAGAGGCAGAACTAACGGCGCGTACTGGCGATGTTTACAAGCAAACCTCGTACAACACCCACGGTGGTGTCCACGCCCTCGGTGGTACGCCATTTCGCAAGAATTATGCGGGCATCGGTTACAGCTACGACGCGCAACGGGATGCTTTCATTGCCCCAAAACCATACCCGTCTTGGACGCTGAACGACACCACATGCCTGTGGGATGCGCCCACCCCGATGCCAACTGATGACAAGCGGTATTCGTGGGACGAAGCTACAACTTCATGGGTTGAGCAATCATGAAACTGATCAAGCTAACCAACGCAACTAAAGGTCGTATCGGTGAGAGTCTGATTATAAATACCGAAATGATTATGTCTTTCTTTGAGAACACGCAGGAAGATGGCACAAAAGTTTCCGTAGCGTTTGGCATGAATGGCAACTCGTGGGAAGTCAAAGAAACCATTGACGAAATCATGGCGCTTATTGGCGCAGATTAGGTGTAAACATGTCTACATACTCAACCAACCTTGCGCTAGAACTGATTGCTAACGGCGATCAGTCTGGTACTTGGGGCGATACAACCAACACCAACCTCGGTACGCTGATTGAACAGGCTATCAGCGGTTACGTCACTCAGGCTTGCACGGGCGGAACAGACACCATCACCATCCCGAACGGTGCAACAGGCGTTGCCCGGAACATGTTCTTGGAACTCACCGGGACGGGTGGCGGTACGCTGGTTGTGCCAAACAACAAGAAGCTCTACTTCATCTACAACAACACCAGCACTGCTATCACGGTCAAAGTTACTGGTCTAACCGGCGTTTCTGTTCCAGCTGCGGCAAAGATGGTATTGGTCAGCAACGGCACGGATGTTGTTACGGCCACGAACTACATGTCGTCTCTGACCCTTGGATCGGTGTTGGGTGTGGCTTCGGGTGGTACTGGTCTTGCAACGCTGACAGCCAACAACGTCATACTGGGTAATGGAACTTCAGCTCCATCGTTTGTTGCCCCCGGTACGTCTGGCAACCTGTTAACTTCCAACGGAACAACATGGGCTTCAACTGCTGCGCCAACTACTTTTTTATCCGGCATGTTGATGCCGTACGCCGCAGCATCTGCCCCATCTGGTTGGTTGCTGTGCTTTGGACAGGCTATTTCCAGAAGCACCTACGCCGATTTGTTTGCGGTAGTTAGTACAACCTACGGTATAGGAGACGGCACTACCACTTTTAACGTACCAGATTTTAGAGGCCGCGCTGCGTTTGGTAAAGATGACATGGGCGGCTCTGCTGCCAGTCGCCTAACTTCCGCTGGCTCTGGTGTAGCTGGCGCTACGTTGGGTACTGGCGGTGGAGATCAACTAACGCAACTGCACACTCACGTGGCAACTGACGCTGGACATACTCACAGTTATGTGGCGGGACAAGGAAACATTGATGCTGGTGGTGGCGCTGCACTGCAAACAACAGGTTCATCTGCAACCTATACAACCGCATCAGGTAATGCAAACATAACCAATGCCAACTACGGATCAGGTACTAGCCAAAACGTGCCGCCAGCCTTGGTCGTTACTTACATCATAAAGACCTGATCATGAGTGAACCTGATTTGGCATCAAAGTTTATGACGCATGAGGCGGTCTGCGCCGAACGCTGGAAAGAAGCGATTCTTCGTATCAAACGAATAGAGTCAATCGGTCTTTCCTGCGCTGGCGCGATCATTTTGCTCTTGATACATCTGGTGACTAAGTCATGAACTGGCAAGATGTTCTGAAAGCAATCATCCCGATTGTCGTGGCTGCGCTTGCGTGGTTGCTGGGTCAGGTATCCGAGTTTTCAACGCGACTGACAAAAATTGAAGGGTCAATGCCAGCTCTGATTACGCCAGCTGGAACGCCTACTGACAGTCCACTTTCTGCTGAAGCTCGGCACAAGTTGAAGGAGGAACTTTACAAGGACATCCATGACCTGCAAGTCCGCGTCAAACTGATGGAAGAAAGAGCGAGGATTTATGCAAAATGATCGACCCCGTCACAATTGGAGCCGCATTTGCCCTAGCTAAGACTTCGGTTGGCTTTGTCAAAGAAGCCATCAAGCTTGGCCATGAGATCAAGGATTGCTACGACGACCTGAGTAAGTTTTTTAAAGCGCAGGGTCAGATTGAAAAAGCAGCAAAAGAAGTAGAAGTACTCAAGTCTCAACCAAAGTCGGAAGACCCGAAAGAGGCTGCAAAGCAAGAGTCTGCACTAAGCCAAGCATTCACCATCGTGATGCAGCGCAAGCAGATGAAAGAGTTTGAGCGGGAGCTGCGTGACATGTTCGCCATGAAGGGCGAGATGGATTTGTACGAAGAGTTGTGCAAAGAAAGAAACCGCATCAGCGGTGAGCAGGATGCAGAGAACAGCGAAAAGATACGCAAGGCACGGTTGGCCAAGGACAGAGCTGACCGCAAGAAGCAAGAGATGGAACAGTTGCTGATGACCGTAGGTATTTTTGTGGTTCTCGGTATCGGCGGCATCATCATTTTTGTAGCAATTTACGTCAGGATTTGACATGTTCCCACTCGGCGCAATACTTGATATCGGCAGCAAAATTCTGGACAAGGTGTTTCCAGACCCAGCAGCTGCGGAAGCAGCCAAGCTAAAATTGTTGGAGATGCAGCAAAACGGTGAGTTGGCGCTGTTGAATGCCGAGGTAAGTGAACAACATGAGCTGACTGACAGGCTGAAGGCCGACATGGGTTCTGACTCGTGGATGTCTAAGAACATCCGCCCGATGACTCTGGTCTTCATCCTTGTCACCTACACCGTGTTCGGGATGATGTCGGCGTGGGATGTGGAAGTGAACAAGGAGTACGTGCAGCTTCTCGGTCAGTGGGGCATGCTGATCATGTCGTTCTACTTTGGCGGACGTACCCTTGAGAAGATCATGGGAGTCAAGAAATGAAAGAGAACTTTGACAAGGCACTGGCTGCAATCCTGCACCACGAGGGTGGCTTCGTGAACCATCCGTCTGATCCGGGTGGCATGACCAATCTTGGCTGCACCAAGAAGGTTTGGGAAGAATTCGTTGGGCATCCTGTGGATGAGAAGGCAATGAGGGCGTTGACCCCGGCGGATGTAGCGCCCCTGTACAAACGTGCGTACTGGGACAAAATCAAGGGCGACGATCTTCCTGCTGGAGTAGACTATGCTGTATTTGACGCATCCATTAATTCCGGTCCCGGTCGGGCTGCGAAGTGGCTTCAAGAATGTGTCGGGGCAACGCCAGACGGAGCAATCGGTCCCGGTACTTTGCAAGCTGTTGCAGCCCGTGACCCCGCCGAAATCGTCGATCTGTACCAAGCCAAGCGGCTCCGGTTCTTGAAGGCGCTGACTACTTGGGCTGACTTTGGTAAGGGATGGGAGCGTCGTGTTCTTGAGGTCGAAAAGGCCGCAGAAACCATGCTGGCGTAAGGAAAAGCTATGCCGTTGCAAAAACTACAGTTTCGACCGGGCGTCAACCGTGAGGGTACGAACTACTCCAACGAGGGCGGCTGGTTTGCCTGTGACAAGGTTCGGTTCCGTTCCGGCTACCCTGAGAAACTGGGCGGCTGGCAGAGCCTGTCCAACCCAACCATTTATACTTATAAAGGTATCGCCCGGACACTGTGGAACTGGGTGACGCTGGCCTACGCTAACCTGAATGCCGTTGGCACAAACTGCAAGGTCTACGTTGAGAACGGCGGCGACTACCACGACATCACCCCGTTAGGCACAGGCTCCCCTGTTTCTTTGGGAACCAACCCATACGCAACTGTTAACGGATCAAAGCTAGTCACGGTCACGGCTTCTGGCCACGGAATCACCTCTGGGACGTACGTAACTCTTGGCACGACCGTAACTGTCAACAACATAGTAATTAACGGTGCGTACGAGATTATATCTGTGCCAAACGGCAACACCTACACCATCATTGGTTCTACGGCTGCAAACGCAACCGGCTCTGGTGGCAGTACCGGAAAAACCGCAACTTACGATATTCCTGCTGGCACAGCTGTCTACACAATAGGTAACGGTTGGGGTGCGGGTGGATGGAGCCGAGGCACTTGGGGTTCTGCTACAACGGTTGGTATCGGTCAACAGCTACGCCTTTGGTCGTTTGACAACTTTGGCGAAGACTTGGTACTGGCAATCCGAGGCGGCACAATCTACTACTGGGTAGCAGACACCAGCAGCTACGCACGTTGCATTACATTGTCGGCAGCATCGACTACCGCTGGGTACTCAGGCACGTTTGTACCGCATACCACCATTCAGATTTTTACTTCTGACACGCAGCGGTTTGCAATTGCGTTTGGCTCCAACCCATACGACCCAACCAATGCCAACACTACTTTTGACCCAATGATTGTGCGTTGGTCAGATCAAGAAAACATTTATGACTGGGTTCCGACAACCACAAATCAATCAGGCGAACTGAAGCTATCCAACGGCTCCACGATTGTGGCTGGCATACATAGCCGTCAGGAAAACTTGATCTACACCGACACGGCGCTGTTTGTGATGCAGTACCTTGGGCCGCCGTACGTCTGGGGCTTCAACCTGATTGCAGACAACATCTCGGTCATGTCGCCACAGGCAATAACGTCAGTCAACAACGTGACCTACTGGATGGGCGTAGACAAGTTCTATACTTACACCGGTCGTGTTGAGACGCTGCCTTGCACTCTGCGCCAGTTCATCTTCAATGATTTTAACTACTCACAGGCATACCAGACAATATCCGGCAGCAACGAGGGGTACAACGAGGTCTGGTGGATGTACCCGTCCCAAAACAGCCCGGTCAATGACCGGTATGTGATCTTCAACCACCTTGAGCGCATCTGGTACTACGGTACGATAAATCGTACGGCTTGGCTGGATAGCGCACTTCGTGCAAGCCCTATGGCTGCGTTCAGCGTCCAAACTTCGTACTTAAATGCCGACATTACCGCTACGGCAACTAACATTACGTTGATTGACGCTACGTCCTACCCGTATGCAGGATCGGTGCAGATTGGCTCTGAGATCATCACCTATACTGGCAGTGGATCAAACACGCTGACTGGTTGTACCCGTGGGGCAAATAGCACAACCGCTGCTGTACACAGCCAGTACGATGTAGTGTCCTATATCTATCCAAACCAAGTGCTGTTTCATGAGGTTGGTGTGAATGACGGGTCGTTGCCTACGGCAGTTCCGATTGAGGCGTACATCAGCTCGTCTGACTTTGACATTGGCGACGGCCACAACTTTGGCTTTGTCTGGCGGATCATTCCCGACATCAACTTCAATTCGTCTGTGGTGAGCAGCCAAGTAACCATGACCGTGCAGCCAAAGCAAAACTCAGGTTCTGCTGCTGGTGTTCCAAGCCCAACAACTGTACAAGCTTCTGCCTACACTATTGACCAGTACACAGGGCAGGTCTACACCCGGCTGCGCGGCAGACAGATGTCGTTCAAGATCAACTCAACCGCACTGGATGTAGCTTGGCAGCTGGGTACGCCGCGTATTGATATCAGACCTGATGGCAGACGTTGACCTATGGCAACCATAGTCACCAACTACCTTAAACCGCCAAGAGCGCCTAACCTTGCGGTTGCTACGATTGAGTACGAGCAACGGTATCAGGATCAGCTAAACAACCAGCTGCGTATCTACTTCAACGAGCTGGATAACATTACTCGGGGCTTACTGGGTTCTGATAATGCCGGTGGAAAGTTTCTCCAAACTCCGTACGGTTCATTTCAAGATGGAACAAGTCAGACTGCTCCCGCAAACACAGCACAGGTTATGCGGTTTGATACAACCAATTACAGCAATGTAGTAAGTCTTGGTTCACATACGGCTGTCTTTACCGGAACGATTGATGACGGCACACCCCCCGGTGCTGGCACTGTGCTTACCGTCTCTGCCATTACTTCTGGCGTAATCTACCTTGGCATGACTCTGACGGGTGGTGCAATCACAGCGGGTACGAAGGTGGTTTCACAAACATCTGGTGCGGCAGGTGGTGTTGGTGCGTATGTAGTCAGCGTATCGCAAGAACGAACTAGCCTGACCATTACCGGAACCGTTCAGTCGGAAATTGTAGCAACCAACCCCGGCATCTATAACCTACAGTTCAACGCACAGTTTCAAAACGTAAACGCAGCAGACAAGATTGCTTCTGTGTGGTTAAAAAAAGTAGGAACGGATGTGGTGGGGTCTAACCGATTTGTGACCGTTCCGTTGGGAACCCAGAATACGGTTGCCGGTTGGAGTTATATGGTGTCGTTAGACGCTGCCGAATACGTAGAATTGTGGTGGTCAACTAACAGTACGGACATAAGTTTGGCTTTTGCTGCCGCTGGAACTAGCCCAACCCGACCAACTACCGCATCCGTCATAGCTACGCTGTCCTTTGTGTCAGCGCTACCCGCATGATATTATTGACAAAATTCGCCTTTTGGAGGCTGTTATGCAGCAAGTAGCCCAAGGTTTGGCCTCGCTCGGACGAGGTGGAGATACCCAGCTTGTCCACATGACCCCCGGCGAAGTGCATGGCCTTCAAGCACTGGCTATGTCGCATGGCGGCTCCCTGACCATCAACCCGCATACAGGTCTGCCGGAAGCTAATTTCTTGCGCTCTATCCTGCCTATGGCGCTGGGTGCTGGCGCTATGCTAATCCCCGGAGCGCAGGGTATTGGCGCTGGATGGTTGGCTGCTGGCTTTGGCGGTCTGTCTGCTCTGGCATCAGGCAGCTTTAAGCAAGGTCTTAGCGATGGTCTTGGTTTTTTTGGCGGGGCAAACTTGACCAGTGGTTTGACCGATATGGGTGCAAGTGAAATTGAAAAAGCAAAACTTCTTAGCTCCTCAAACACCAATGCACTTAATCTTGCAGACATGAACGGGTCACAAGGTTTACGAGGTCTGGCTAGCAATTCACCTGATTTTACAACTGCTTTGGGTAGAGGTCCAGAATTTGGTGGTTTAAATTCGTCGGGGGTTAATGCGGAACGTTTTTTTGCTCCCGGCATGTCTGGAGATGCGTTAACTAGCATTCCGCAACCAGCTGACATAGCTGGTCGAATGGTCAACCCGTACCTTGGCAACAACGCTTTAAATGCTGCCGGTCAAGCTGGCGCAGATAGTTTAGTACGAGCGGGAGCACCGCTTCAAGTACAAGCACCATCGGCAGACCCTTCGGTTTTTGATAAAGCCAAGCTAGGTGTGCAGCAACTGGGTACAGGGCAGGGTTGGAAAGACTTGTATGGGAAAGTAGGCTTTGGAGGCGCGTCTCTCCTTGCCGCCCCAATTGCTTCCGAGCTAATGAAACAGCCTACATTGGCAAACAACGCCGCAGCGCTCCCAAGTAAAGGCAGCATCCGTCCGTACCAATACACCGCCGGACAGGTAAACCCAGAAGCCCAAAGGCAGATTGCACAATTTGGTTTCTCAAAAGTACCGTATTTTTCCGGGCAAGGTTATACCGAACAACCGGTTTACGCTGCCGCTGCTGGCGGTCAAGTACCACAACCGTCCGTGCCACTTGACCTGAGCCAGAACTACCCCGGCTCCGACATCAGCAAATCGTCCTACGCTACGCTGCCCTCAACCCAGCCACAAGAAATCGTTGATGGTTACGGCCCGAAGATCAACCCGTTCAC